GTTCGTTTCCAACTACAACGTGTGGGCAATCGGAGTTGACTCCGGAGGTATGGGAGACGTGATTATCGACCGTTTACGCGTACTGCTCCCACATGTCACTATAATTGATGTATCTTCCCAGCGCTCGGCTCAGTCTGATCGTTGGAAGTATCTGAGAGAGATGCTGGACCGAGGCAAGATTGGTTGGCCTTCCCATGCCTCTACCAGACAACTGAAGACCTACAGAAACTTCATTCAACAAATGGGCGATCTACAGGTCAAATTCGAAGGGCCGTATATGTTGGCCGAAGCACCTAAAGAAGTGAATGCCCACGATGACTACTGCGATTCCCTTGCTATAGCGTTGAGCATTATTCCCGAGAGTATTCACGAGTCTGTTGAGGTCAGCAACAATCCCTTCTACGATAGACGAAGAAGATAATCGTATATCATTAGACTAAGACCGGTCTTAAACAAAGGAAATATAAAATGGCATTTGGATACACGGAAGGATCTGGTGGCGGATTAGCCCCAGCCCCACGTTACCCTGAGCGTGACAGAGGTGCTGCCAAGTACGAAACAAAGGCGGCTACTAATGGTTCACGTCGTGGTCCTCTTCGTTTCGAAGAAGGTTTGGCCACAGATACTGATGTTCCAAGAGACTTCTCTACTGGAGTCATGAGCGGATACGAGACTGCTCCTGGGCGCCCTAACCACAACAAGGCTGTTTGGGTCAAGACCCCAGCAGAGACAATGCAAGCACGCGCCCACGTGGGTTCCGCTTCCTGGATTGATTCTGCTGACATGCTCGGTGAGTTCATGGGCGGAGTAAATGTCAATGCTAATTCTGCACGCAGATATGAGCAGATGAACAGAAGTGGTGGACGTTACGAGCGTCTTCACGGTGCGGTGGTAACTGACTGATGCAGTCAGAAGATCTATATAACCGCTTTACTTTTCATCCGGTTAAGAATCCGGAACAAGGAGAGCTGTACAGTTCCGTACGCGCCAAGGCTTATGAATTGGCACAGTACCTTGATTCTGTAGCTCCTGACAGCCGTGAACTATCCCTGGCTATTACTGCCTTGGAGGAAGCGGTGTTCTGGACCAATGCAGCTATAGCAAGACATGGAGAAGACTGATGAGTATTCATCTTGAAAATTTTGAAGCAACCCTTGCTTCTTTAAGAGAAAAGGCTGAGGGTGATGCGCTTGAGGTATTGCGCTATGTCGAAGCCGCTTCTCAGCACATGAGAAATTCTCACGTAGAAACACTGGTCAAGGATGCTGTTCATGAATCCTTGAAGAATGCAGTGCTTTCTATTGGAAATCTCATTAACAATACGGCGGCTGCTGTCGCCCAGGAAGCTACGGCCGTGGCTGCTACAACAGAAAAGGTAGTTCGTAAGGCGGCTTCCAGAAAGCAAACCACTACTTTTTAATTGGATGTGAATTATGGCAGTACACGCCGCTAACGGTACGCTTACCGCTTCTACCGTTGCTACAACAACCCTGACCTCATGGAGAAAGAGCGTCGCCTATACCGTAGGTGCCTCTCCAGCCGGAACCGTTTGGGTAACCACTGACGGTTCCACTCCTACTGTTGGTGGAGCCGACTGTATTCCAGTTGCTTCCGGGACCACCGTTGTTCTGAAGAACTTGTCCCCTCGCCCACAGCTTTCTACAACTACTGACACAACAGGTACTTTCCCATCTGCTGTGCCTGCTTTCACTACTTCTCAGACAGTTATCAAGGCCATCTCTTCAGTGGCTGCTGTATGGGATGCAGAGTTGGTAGAGTATCCAGGTGCCGCAACCGTACGTGTCTGATAAGTTTAATAGCCAGGGCATTTCACTGTGCCCTGGCTATTTTTAGGAAGGAACCCATATGGCACGAACAATAACCGGCAGCACTGGTGCCAATGTGGCTGCCAACGTAAATCAGGCTCAATGGTACAGCTCTATTACTATTACGAATAGAAGTAACGTATCTACTCAGTCTGTAGCCTATCTCAGTCCTCCCACAGGTTTGGCAGCAGTACCCACAGGTTCCGGTTCTACCGTATACGGCTACAGAGTTAGCGCTCTTAATGCTGCCGGAGAGACATTGGCTTCCGCTGAGGTCACTTGTGTAAATGCGGCAACTCTTGTTCCCGCTTCTGTATTCAATACCATTTCATGGAATGCAGTATCCGGGGCCACTGGTTATAATTTATATGGAAGAACTCCTAGCGGAGAGTTGCGTATTCTTACGAATTTCGCATTCCTCAGTTATCAGGATGACGGTTCCGTTACACCATCCGGTGCTTTGCCTACCAGCAATACAGCACAGGTGGTTACAACAACCGCCGCTTCCAATGTGGAGCTATGGGCACGCCTGGATACTATTCCGGCAATCATGGCAACCACGGACAACTATCTTATATCTCCTGGCCAGACAAGAACTTTTGGTAATCCTACACAGCCCACAGAGCAAGCCGTTGGTTACGTTGGTAGTACCCCTATCAGCTTGATCTCTGTAACGGCGTGTCCTTATGTGATTGAGTTGAGATAATGGCAGCACAAAGAGCTAAATCAGTAACGCTTGTTGCAGATACATCTACACCTATCAATTTCCCTCAATACTTCGCTACGATCACCGTAGTTAATAGAAGTCAGAGTACCGATGTGGTGTGGATAAGAACAGACGGTGGTACACCGACTGTTGCAGGAGACGATGCTTACCCGGTATTACCGGGACAAGCACAATCATTCCCGAATGGCGCACTACTACAAGATCCAGTATTACGAGTACAATCCGGAACACAAACACTGTTAATTTCAAGTACAGCCTGTCCTATAACTGTTTATGGGACTTAATAGGTTCCGGGGGACCGCATGGCTTTCCGTATTCAAAGTGGGACAGTAGTTGCTAATACGGTTACTACTGTCACCCTTTCTTATAAATCCTCTATAGAAATCGTTAATAGAGGTACCGTTGATATGTGGGCACGTGTAGATGGGGTCAATCCCACTATTGCAGGTGACGAATGTCTATTCGTAGCTCCACAAGGATTCATAACTGTTGCCAATCCTAAAACTCCACCAGACGTTGTGGCAGGAACAACATCCAATAGCGAAATCCGTATGATTGCAGGTACCAACTGTAATTACACAGTTAGCGTAGGTTACTGATGACTAGAGGCAATTTCAACGCAGGTCCGCAGGGTCCTCCCGGATTATCTACCGGCCCCGCTGGTGGTGATTTAGGAGGGACCTTCCCAAATCCTGTATTGGTTGATACAGCAAATGTAGATGCCATTGTTAGAGCATCCACTATCGCTCAGCTAGCGTCGCCTAATAGTGATGTAAGTTTTAATACGCATAAAATTACAAACTTGCAGAATGGTACCGCTGCCGCAGATGCTGCTACTTTTGGACAGATTCCCACAACACTTCCCCCGTCAGGAAGTGCGACAGGGGATTTAACCGGTACGTATCCCAACCCAACATTGGCCAACACTGCCAATGTTCAGGCTGTAGTAAGAACTAACCGTTTAGACCAAATGGCCGCGCCTCAATCTTCGGTAAATCTTAACAATCAGAAAATAATTAATCTTGTAGGTGGTACTGCAAGCAGTGATGCCGCTACTTTCGGTCAGGTCCCCATTACGTTGCCACCTTCCGGACCGGCATCGGGGGATCTTGCAGGTTCGTATCCTTCACCTACGTTGGCGAATACAGCCAACGTACAATCCGTGGTAAGAACTAATCGCTTGGATCAAATGGCTGTACCCACAAGTTCAGTAAGTATGAATAACCAAAAGATTACTAATCTGTCTAATGCCACAGTTTCTACCGATGCTGCCAATTACGGGCAGGTTGTTCATATCAGTGGCAGCACTATGACTGGCCCGCTGGGCGTTTTATACAATAATTTTGATTTTGATAATTCGGAAGCCGTAGGTGCTTCTGTATCCACCGGGGTAATTTCTGGCGGAGTGATGAGTGTAGGTACAAATCCAGCGACCGTAAATATAACTGCCCTGATAGGTTACTACGTAAATCACGCCACTCCGGGAAGTACCTTCGTCAAGACTATTAATCTTGCTGCCCAAACAGCTATCCCTTTGGCATCTACAAGTCGCGTTGTGACGTGGTGGATGGTTGATCCCAATGGGAATATTGTTCAGCAGGCTACACAACCTACAGCCACTCAGCGTCGTGGAAACATTCAATTGGGTATTACCGCTTATAGCTCAGCGGCCAATGCTATCTTCAATATCCAAACAACGCCGGTTATTAATAGACAATTTGTTAATCAGATGTACGATTTTTTCTACTCCTTGGGAACATTTTCTATTGAAGGAAATGATGTTACTCCTAACGGAGCAAATCTTAGCTGGAATAAAAGTTCGGGAAGTTTATTTTCTCCGGGATTCAACTATGCCAGTTCAGTAACCAATCCTCACATGGTTAACTCACCTGCGGTAACTGTAGCGGCCTTTAGATATGCTACACAGCTAACCGGTTCTCAGAGTCTCACACAAAGAACCACACTGGACGTGGCTAACTATGACAATGCCGGGGTAATTACGGCTATCCCTGGTGGTACTAATGCTTGCACCATTCACCATATCTTCCAATTTGCTACTAACTTGGTAAGTGAGCAGTTCGCTATTCAATATGGACAAACGGTATACAGCAATTTGGCTAATGCTCAGGCAGCTTTGACCAATGAGAATTTTGTTCTCAATCCAGACTTTAAGGGTATCGGTGTTCTTATAGGACACATAATTGCCATTAAAGGCGCCACCAATTTAAGCGATCCGGCGCAAGCTATATTCATTAAGGCACAAAAGTTCGATATCTAGGAGATATCATGGGATTCACCGTAAGTGTTGTTACTAACTCTGGTGCGCCAGAGACTGATCCTTTTGTATGTCACGCTTCCACAACCACAGCATCAAACGGCACGTGGTCTGTGGATATTTCCGGTGTGGGATTCACTAACATATTTTCTGTACACGCTCAGGTAATGTCTTCAGACAATACTGTGGCTAATGCAGGTTATGCATCTGTTAGTACTTTTTCCACTTCAACAGTATCCGGAGGAGCTGTGAAGCCCCTGACTGTAGGTGCTCTGGGAGGATCTCCTGTTCAGAGTATTGGGTCCGGGCATACCGTATACGTAACCGTAATTGGTAACTAATTTGTGATATGCTAAGAAGCACTAAGAGATACTAATTCGGCGAATTAAGGATACCTATGTCAACCCCATCTTTCTACTCTCCATCGATGAGAGCATCAGCATCAGATCTAGCGATTGCAGTATCTCCGCTAGGTCTAGTTGAGCTGTCCGATGAAGAGTTCGAAATGCATGGGCCTCGCTTAAATCGCTATGCAGAATACTGGGCTTGGTACTTAGGTCACCATTGGGGAACACGCAGAGAATTCGGAGAACCCCAACTCACCTTTAATTATGTACAAGCGTTTGCCGACTATATCAATAACTTCTGTTTCTCCAGAGGCATCGCCTTTGACACCGTTAAGCAGTACGACCACATTGTTCCCGCGTTGCTGAAGCGTATTTGGCAGCAGGACAACAACATGAAGGCCGTTACTTGGGAGATGGGTCAACAGGGCGGTGTCTCTGGAGACTGCTTTGTCAAGGTTGCTTATGAACCTGCTTGGGAAGACGAAGCAGGAAATCAACATGCTGGAAGAGTAAGAATTCTTCCGCTGAATTCTGCTTTCTGTTTCCCAACCTGGCACCCACACGACCGTGACAGATTGATTGAGTTCAAATTAAAGTACCGTTTCTGGGGAACAAATACAGAAGGTACAAGAAGCGTATATACTTATACTGAGTTAATCAGAGCAGATATTATTCGTGAATATGTAAATGATGAACTTATCGATGAGCGTCCCAACGTATTGGGAGAGATTCCGATTGTTCACATTGCCAATCACCCTGCTTCCGGATCTCCTTGGGGAATGTCCGATGTGCAGAATCTTATTTCTCTGAA